GCGCCCGGTGTTATCGCGGATCCTGTTCGAGGAATATCCGGCCTTCGTCTATGACCGCGAACGCGTGGCTACTGCTCTTCGCGAGTCCGAGCAGTTGCTGAAACGTCTTGCCGCATTCGCGAAACTGTACCGACAGCGTTGGTGCCCTGGCCTTCCCGAGGATGAATTTGAGGCCATTCTCGATGGGCGGGCCGAGCCATTTGTCCCCGACAATAGGAAAACCGAGCACGACCTCTGGAGCATTGCACGGCTGCGGCGACGGCCGCTGGGGCTGTGGCTCGCCGCCCGTGCAGTCCGCCACGCCAATGCTCGAAAGGCCGATACGCAGCGCGAGTGGCTGATCAGTCGCCTGTGCAGTGTGTGGATCGATCATTTCAATGGCCAACATCTTGGCGTCAACCGACCAAGCCAGGGTGGTAAACCGGGTGGGCCGCTGATCGATTATTTGTTGGCGACCATGCGGTCGGTCATTTCGGATCATGCCTTGCCGGACCCGGAGACCTTGGACGATGCCATCACGCGCGAGCGCAGGGAGCGCGAGAACGCCCGGCAGCTTAAGCTCGAGCTAGAGGCACATGGTGGTTTGACGCTCAAAAAATAAATCCAAACCACCATTTTTACACTGCACTTTCTAGCGTGCCACTGTGGCCCGTCACGTTCGATGGGGCTCGTAATGGCACGCGCAAAGGTAACAGAGCGCAAGGCCGGGAAGCGCACAAGGGGCCTGACTCGCGCAGGCGAAGTCCGCGCCGAGCCGACTGCCGTTTTCTCGATTCCAAGTTTTTGCCGAGCTCACGGCCTCAGCCAATCTTTTTACCACGAGCTTCGGAACAGAGGGCTTGCCCCGGACGAGTTAAGGCTCGGCTCGAAGGTTCTCATCACATTCGAAAGTGCTGCGCGTTGGCGCGCCGCGCGCGAGAAGGCGAGCATGAGCGCATAGGAGATAACCGACCCGCGCACCGTCACCGGCGATCGGGAAGGAGACTATCGGGTGACGAGAAGGAGAGGAGGAGACCGGGTGTCGCCGAGTGGTTCTGAAGTCCCGAAACGAAACCCGGTCCCGAATGCAGCAACAATGGAGTATCCCAATGCTGCCTAACGACGATCATTTACTCACCCCCCAGGCTATCGTCAAGAACGGCCACAAGTCCCGGCATCGGCGGCCGCCGCTCACTGCCACTGAGTCTGCATTGATCGCCGTCGCCTTGGTCCACGGCCGGCAGAACTTCGACACTGCTTTGAACTTCGACATTGCTTTTGCCACTTTCTTCCGTGGCATCGAGCAGCTCGCCAGTAATGACCCGGAAACGGTCAGGTTCGAGATGGATGTTGGCCCGCGCTACATCCGCATTGCCCGCGTCTATAAGGATTACCGCACGCTGCACTGCTTCGTCGACCGCACCAATGGCGAAGTGCTTCGCGGCAGCTGGAAGCAACCCCGCCATACTCAAAAGTCGCGCGGCAACATCTTCGACGCCAACAATGGCCTTGGCTCGATGGGAAAGTACGGTGCGGCCTATTTGCGCTAAGCCAAGTCACGGCGCCGCTCGCGAGGGCGGCGCCCACTTTTTCTGATCTGATTTCCCGTTTGTCAATTTGCCCCATTGAAGACCAGAGCCGAGTGCCATGAGCCGTGGCGGACGTGCATCGCGAGACAAGGGCAACAGAGGCGAGCGTGCCGTCGTTCGCTTCCTGCAGGAGCGCGGCATCGCCGCCGAGCGCGTGCCTCTTTCTGGCGCCTCGCACGGCCGCTTCGGCGGCGATGTATCCATCCCGCTGCTCGGGACCGATCGCCGCGCCGAAGTGAAGTGCCGGGGCAACGGATTCCGCGAGTTGTATCGCTGGCTCGAGGGGCACGATTTTCTGATCGTTCGTGCCGATCGCCGTGAGCCCCTCGTCGTCATCCCGCTCAAGCTTGCCGCCGAAATCGCCATGGCCGCGGAGCGGAGCAAAGGGGGCGCGCCATGAGGATCATCACCGCGGACGAGCGCCTCGCAGAGAAAGGCGGCCCGAAGATTCTGGTCGTGGGTCCGAGCGGCGTTGGCAAGACCAGCCTCTTGCGTACGCTGAGCGCTGAAATGCTCGCCACCACGCTGTTTGTGGACATCGAGGCTGGCGATATCGCCGTGGCCGACCTGCCGGTCGCCAGTGTGCGCCCCAGGACATGGTCCGAATGCCGCGACATCGCGTGCATTCTCGGCGGCATCAATCGTGCCCTGCCGCCGACCGCGGCCTATTCGGAATCGCATCATGCTGAGGTGATGAAGAACCCCGAGCTCGCGCAGCTTGCGGCCTATCGCATCCTGTTCGTTGACAGCCTGACTGCGGCCGCCCGGCTCAGCTTTGCAGCGGCAGAGTTGGCACCGGAGGCGACCAGTGATCGCGGGCGCAAGGATTTGCGCGCGATTTACGGCGCGCACGCCCGCAGCACGGTGCAGTGGCTCAATCAATTGCAACACGCGCGCGAGAAAACCGTGCTGCTCGCAGCGGTGTTGGAGAAGAACACCGACGAGTTCAACGTCTCGACCTGGCAGCCCCAAATTGAGGGCGGCAAGACTGGCCGCGAGTTGCCGGCGATCGTCGACGAAATCATCACCATGACATGGGTCGATTTCGGCGATCGCAAGCCGATACGCGCGTTCATCTGCACGAGCCCTAATGCTTGGGGCTATCCCGCCAAAGACCGTTCCGGCCGGCTCGAACAACTCGAGCCACCGAACCTCGGCGCGCTGATCGAAAAGCTCTCCCGTCCCGGCGAGCGCAAACCGTTCACCATCGTTTCATCCGAGCAACCCGCTCAACAGTAGAGGAGGCGCACCATGCCCTACGATTACTCTGATGCCCCGCCGCCGCGCGAGTTCGACCTCATTCCGCACGGCACGATCGCAACCGTCACAATGCACCTTCGCGCCGGCGGCGTCGGCGAAGATGGGATGTGCAAGCGTTCAAAGGACGGCGGCTGCGAGATGCTCGACGTCGAGTATGTCGTTGTCGATGGGAAGTATGCCCGGCGAAAGTTCTGGAGCAACATGATCATGTCGGGCACCACCGACGGACATGCCGAAGCCGCGAAAATTAGCCTCGGCACGCTGCGGACCATTCTCGAATCTGCGCGCAACATCCGGCCCGACGACCTGAGCCCGGCGGCGCGCGCGGCGCGCACCGTGAGCCTCAAGGACTTCGACGGTCTGACCTTCGTCGTGAGGGTCGGCATCGAGAGGGGCGGGCCGAATAAGGATAAGCCGGGCGAGAATTGGCCGGACAAAAATATTATCGCCGCGGTCATCACGCCCGACAAGAAAGAATGGAAGCCGGTCGAGCAGGCGCCGCCGTTCGATGGTGGAGGCGGAGCTCAAGCCGCGGCGCCCGCCAATGCTGCGCCCCCCATCGCACGGCCGGGATGGGCGTCGTGAAGAAGCTCCACACCGTTGGCGAGGTCTCGCTGTCCGCGATCGAGGACCAGCGGCAGCGAGACTCCACCGCCGCCGCCATTGCGGGGGCGCGTGAGGTCGTCCGGAACGGCCCCATCCCGTCCGGTACACCGATCGGGCGATTGAGCGACATCGAATGGGGATGGATCCTTGCTGCGATTTTGTTCGCCTGGATTGGCACGCGCGCCGAACAGGCGACTGCGGAAAATCTCGACACCGAGCGCACCATCAGGATGACGGCGCTCGATCCGCAGCCATGGGACGCTGGCTGTGTCGCGGCGATCCTGCCCGAGCTCGCGGATACCTGCGCCATCGACTGGTCGCAGCCGCTCACAGCCTGGCCGCGGGACACCATGATCGAGTTCCTGCTCGCTGCCATGAAGCTCATTCGCAAGGCGACCATCGCGCGCGACTTGAGCGACAAGGGTGTCACGCGTCAGTCGAGCGCCAGCACGATCGCGCGCCAAGCGAACGCCGCGAGCGGCGGACCATTGATCGCGCCTGGCGATCCTGACGACGAGATCGTTCTTTAGGAGATGAGTTATGGCCGAACACGAATTTTGTATTGGCTTATCGTCGGACTGGCTCACCCCGCCCGAAACTTTCGCAGGACTTAAGCGGGGCGGAATTGAGATGTTCGATCTCGACGTCGCGCATCCTCCTGCTGGTGCTCTATCTTTTGTGCCATGTCGCAAGTTCTACACTGCCGAAGACGACGGCTTGCTGAAACCGTGGCAGATCAACGAAGACCGGCGAACACTCGTCTGGGGAAATTTTCCATTCGGTGGCCGGCGCGGACAGGTGCCGTGGCTCCAACGGTTCTTTGAGCACAACTACGGCATCGCACTGGTTGCCGCTCGCACATCGGCCGATTGGTTTTGCGAGGTCGTCGCGCCGAACGCGCAATTGCTTCTTTTTCCATACGGCAAAGTCAAATTTTATCGGCCCGACGGCTCGATCGGCAAAGAGCCCGGAACCGGTGTCGTGCTGATCGGCGCGGGCGATGTCGCCTGCAATGCCCTCCTCAAAAGCGGCCTCGGCTGGTGCGCTCCGATCATTGAGCCGGGCCGCGTGCAGTTGCCCTTCGACTGGCGCGGGCGGGCGCATGTCTCGCTCACGGAGGCCCATCATGAGCATCCGTAGCGAGTGGGAACTGATGGTCGATGAAGGATTGCTCGTGCCCACCGGCGAGATGCGCCCCGACAGCAAGGGCGAGCTCCAGCCGGTCTACGTGCTCAGCGAGCGGGCGAAAATTCTGTACACCGTAATGTCCGCTGAGTTGTCAAACGGGCTTTGCGAGGAGTGCAGCGCTATTCTCGACGGAGCCTGCTGTGCTTAATCTCAACCGTGCCAGCCTTTCGCTTGAACCGATCAACGGCGCCATTAACGACGCGATCGAACGCGCCGCGGCGACCGCGGCGGAATTACCGCGCCCTTATCTTGGCGCGAGCATCGTCGGGCACGAATGCGCGCGGCGCATTCAGTACGATTGGTGGTGCAAGCCCGTGCTCGCGGCCAGGACGCGCGAAATCTTCGACCGCGGACACTATTTCGAGGAGCGTGCGCGCCGGCATCTGGCGGCAGTCGGGTTCAAGTTTGCGCCGCCCGAGGCGCTGGCCTTCAGCGCCGCGGGTGGTGCGCTGCGCGGCCACGCCGACGGCATCATCATTCACGGCCCCGACCTGCCGGGCGCCTATGTGATCTATCCGCTGGTATGGGAGCATAAGGCTCTCAACGCCAAGGGCTGGCGCGAGGTCGAGCGCGACGGACTCGAAAAGAAATACCCGCATTATCTCAGCCAGGTTTGCCTCTATCAGACCTACCTCGACGTCACCAATCCCGCGCTGTTCACGGTCACGAATGCCGATACCTGCGAGTGGTTGCACTTCTTCGTGCCGTACGATGCTGAACGTGCGCAACTGTGGTCTGACCGCGCCGTCAATATCATCGAGGCCACGCGCGCCGGGGAGCTGCTGCCGCGCGCCTATGACGACCCCACGGATTGGCGATGTCGGATGTGCCCGCACAAAGAACGGTGCTGGAGGTAAGCATGGGCAAGCTTGTCGACATCGCCGGAAAGCGATTTGGCTGCTGGACGGTTCTTGCGATCCATCCAGAGCGAGATCGTAGCAGACATGTTCTTTGGCGTTGTTGTTGTGACTGCGGCCAAGAACGCGTCGTGCGAGGGGTCTCTTTACGCCGAGGCAATTCAACCACCTGCGGATGCGTTCTACGGGAGATAGCAAGAAAACGCTTCACAAAGCACGGCCTGTCTCGGAGTCGCGCTTATCGTTGTTGGGACAACCTACTGCAACGCTGCTTTAATCCCCAACACCCCTGGTACTCTTATTACGGCGGTCGCGGTATCGGCGTTTGCGAAGAGTGGCTCACCTTCTCGGGTTTCTACAGCAGCGTCGGCGATCCGCCGCCTGGCATGTCGCTTGATCGCCGTAATAACGACGGCAATTACGAACCAAGCAATTGGCGATGGGTGCCTCAATCGGTGCAAAATGCCAACCGTCGGCGTCAGGGGTGAGCCATGGCGCTGCCGCGCGAGCTCGCCGCCAAGCTTGCCAAGCCGATCCGCTTGCTGGCGTCGGACAGCAGGGGCGAGGCCTTCGCAGCCCTATGCGCTATCGCGCGTCTGCTCGAAGCCTATAACCAAAGCTTTCACGCGCTTGCCGAGCACGTTGAGAACGGCGGCCTGACCGAAGACTATAAGCAAAAAGTTCTCGCCGAGGTCGAGAACGCGCGCGCCATTGGTTACGCCGAAGGCGTCGCAGCCGCAGAGGCCAAGCAGCACGGGACCGGCGCCTTCCGTAACACCGATGGCGCGCCCGAATGGTCGGAGGTTGCGCTCTACTGCCAGCGCCAAAAGCATCGGCTGCCGGATAAGCACCACGAGTTCGTTGACGACATGGCGTCGCGCACCGTGTACGGGCGCGAGCCAACTCCAAGGCAACACCAGTATCTCCACAGCCTGTTCTACAAGCTTGGAGGAAAAATCACATGAGCCCGCAGTCGCAAGCGAATGCCGCACCCAATGAGCTCGACGCTGCGCTCGAATATGCGCGCAATGGCATCCCGGTCTTTCCCTGCAATCCGCTCGACAAGAAACCGCTCACCCCTAACGGCTTCAAAGACGCGACCACCAACGAGGCGCAAATTCGCACGTGGTGGCAGCGGTGGCCGAACGCCATGATCGGCGCCCCCACTGGCTCCGCGAGTGGCATGTGGGTTGTCGACACCGACAAGAACCCGATCAAAAAGATCGATGGCGAGGCAACGCTCGCCCAACTCGTTGTACAGCACAGCGAGATTCCGAAGACCCTGATGACAATCACCCCGCGCGGGGGCAAGCATCGGATCTTCACCTGGAACAGCAGCGTCGAGATCCGCAACAGTGCGAGCAAGATCGGTCCGGGCATTGATGTGCGCGGCGAGGGCGGATACGTGTGCCTGCCGCCGAGCCGGAACGCCAATGGCGGCGTCTATCGTTGGGATACCGTCGATGGTGGCGCCCAGGCTGTGCTCGCGCCCGACTGGCTGATCGAGCTCGCCCGGCGCAAGGTCAGCGCCTGGGCGCGCGCCGCGCTCGACTACGAATGCAAGACGGTCGCCGCCGCCCAGGCCGGCATGCGCAACACCACGCTCAACACGGCGGCCTTCAACCTCTATCAGATCGTCGCCGGCGGACGCCTCGACGAGGAGGAGGTCCACGACCGCCTATTCGAAGCCGCGCAGGCCTGCGGGCTGGTCGCCGATGACGGCGCCGCGGCGGTGGAGGCCACCATCGCCAGTGGCGCGCAGGCCGGCCGTGCCCAGCCGCGCAGCCAGCCACGGCCACGCGCGCCGCTGGGGCCGCGTCCGGTCATTCAGATCGTCGACGGCCAGCGGCCGCGCATCCTTGACGAGGTCGAGAGCGCGCTGCTGACGTCCGGCTTGCCGATCTTCTCGCGCGGCAACCTACTGGTGGAGCCCGTCGCCGAAACCATGCTTGCCGCCGACGGGCGGCAAACCGTGGCCGCACAGTTATGCGAGCTCTGCCCCGACTCGCTTACCAACATGGCGGCCGAGGCCGCCACGTTCCAGAAGTACAGCCGCAAGCACAAAGGCTGGATCGATATCGATCCGCCGGTGCACATCATGCGCGGCATGCTGACGAAGGCGCGGGCGCGGAAATTCCCGCGCGTCAGCGGCATCATCACCACCCCGACGCTGCGATCGGATGGCTCGCTGCTCAACGAGCCGGGCTACGATCCCGACACCCAGCTCTACCTGCTGCCGACCTTTCAACTGCCGCCGATACCCGAGCAGCCGAGCAAGGACGAAGCCCGCGTGGCGCTCGAGAAGTTGACCGACCTGCTCTCGGAATTTTCCTTCAAGGGGACGAAAGGCGACCAGCAAAAGGACGAGCGGGAGAAGCGGCTCAACCGCTCGATCGCACTTTCCGGATTGCTGACGGCACTCGTGCGCGGCTCGTTGCCGACCGCACCGATGCATCTGGTCCGCGCCCATGCGCCGGCGACAGGCAAGAGCCACCTGGTCGACACCTTCGCCATGATTGCCACCGGACGGCCCTGCCCGGTGATCACGGCGCTCAAGAACATGGAGGAGACGGAGAAGCGGCTCAGTTCAATGATCCTGGGCGGCGTGCCGATCTTCTCGCTGGACAACGCCGAACACGACCTCAGCGGCGAGCTGCTGTGCCAAATCACCGAGCGGCCGATTGTCAACCTTCGGATTCTTGGCCGCAGCGAAATGCCGACCTGCGAATGCCATGCCGCGGTGTTCGGCACCGGTAACAACATCACGCTCAAGGGCGACATGATCCGGCGCGGGCTGATCTGCAGCCTCGAGGCGCTCGACGAGCGTCCGGAGCTGCGGGAATTCCAGAAGGACGTGCTACGGCAGATCGCGAGTAACCGCAGCGCCTATGTCGCCGCCGGGTTGACCATCATGCGCGCCTATCTGGCGGCAGGAGCGCCGCGGATGTGCGGGCCATTTGCCAGCTACGCCGAATGGTCGCGCATGGTGCGTAGTCCGCTGGTCTGGCTGGGCGAGCCGGATCCGGTCGAAAGCACGGATGCAATCCGCGCCGAGGACACCGATCTCGCCGACCTCGGCGAGCTGATCGAGCTGTGGGTGAGCGAGCTCAGGGTGGGCGATACGGCCTACCTCAGCGCCCGTCTGGTCGAGATCGCTCACGAGCCGCGCGCCCCGGGCGATCTCAATCCGCCGGCGCTCAAGGAATTCTTCCTTCGTGTGGCTGGCGACAAGGACGGCAAGATCTCGACTAAGCGGCTGGGCGAGTGGTTGCGCCGGATGAGCGGACGCGTGGTGACGTGCGTTGCTAACGGTCGCAGGTATCAGCTCGCGCGCGAGCAGAGCCATGCGCATCGCGCCTGTTTTCGTCTCGTGGATCTAGGATAGTGGGACCCGAGGACCCAGTGGGAGCACTCCTATGAGTATTACCTGCGATCGCCTGCGATCGCTATAGGGGGTGCTGGCCGAGGTCCCCCAAGGTCCACGGTCCCACTGGAAGGAATGATGTGGGAGGCGGGAGCTGGTGGGACCAAATAGCAATGGGAGAATGAAAATGACCGACAAGCCCCCGCTAACAGCGCGCGGCGAAAGCTCGCCCACACCCGCGCCATCCTCCGAGCTCGATAGCTTCCTTGCCGAGATTCGAGGCCGCACCACAGCCGTTACAGCCACACGCGGTCGCCTCGTCTTCGCCCTCGACGCCACCGCTAGCCGCCAGGACACCTGGGATACCGCCTGCGAACTTCAGGCCGAAATGTTCCGTGAGGTCGCTGCCACCGGCGGGCTCGACATGCAACTGGTCTACTATCGCGGCCTCGGTGAGTGCCGGGCCTCACGCTGGTTCTCAGATCCAGGGCAACTGGCCAAGACCATGTCGCAGATCATGTGCAACGCTGGGCATACCCAGATCGAGAAGGTCCTGGTCCACGCCAAGAAGGAGACCAAGCTGCTGCAGGTGAGCGGGCTTGTCTTTGTCGGCGACGCGATGGAGGAGAACCCGGATGCGCTTGCCCACGAAGCCGGCGAGCTCGGACGCCTCAAGGTGCCGGCATTCATGTCTCAGGAAGGCCACGATCGTGAGGTCGAGCACACGTTCCGGAATATCGCGCGCCTGACCAATGGCGCCTATTGCCGCTTCGATCCCGGAGCCGCGCGTCAGCTCGCCGAGCTCCTGCGTGCGGTAGCGGTCTATGCGACCGGTGGGCTGAAGGCGCTTGCCAATCAGCACAGCGCCGCCGCGATCAAGCTGCTCAGTCAGTTGAAGTAGCGAGGGGATAGAGCCATGGCGCCTCCCGATGGAGGAACGGATCCGGGTCGAGGCGATGGGTCGAAGCCCCGAAATCGGGTCGTTCGTGGTTTGTTCCATCGAATT